TCTGACTTCCATTAACAGTTTGATAACGAATATTAAGCATAGTATCTATTTCAGGTTCTAGCCTAGATATTTTATACCACTTAGCTGTTTCTGTTTTACTTTCATCAATATGAAAACCGTCTTTAAATCTTTGAGGTCTACCATATTGGTTAAGTATAAATGGAACTTCAATATGACAAAGAGCTAAACCTTTACATGGTAAACCAGTAATAAGATGAACCATTTTAGCATATAAGTTTAATTGTAAACTATATGTAGTTCCATTACAATTAGGAAGACCGCCAAAAGGTGGAAGAAGAACATCTTCAGGTTTATGTACCCATTCATCTGTTTCTTGAACAGGTCTAACACTCTTATCTTTCTTATAATAACCTGCCTGAAATCTAAGACCAGTACGATTAGTTTTCCAATCTAGTATAACGAATCCGTCCTCTCTTATAGGCAATATATCAATAGTACCACTAACTAAATACTTCGGAAGAAAAGCTCCTATCTCTGAATAAATCTTATAATCTCTTTCAGTATAGAACTTAAATACTTTATATATTTCTGGGTATTTGTTTTCGGTATGGTCAATAAAAGCATCAACATCAAGAAGTTTAGTATGACTATCAACAACATCTAAATCAGCAACAGTAACCATTTGTTTACTCTCTTGCTTATTAAGATATTTAATAGCATTAAAGAACTTACTATTTTGACGAATACCTTCTTCAAAGCTATTATGATAAACATTACCCATATCACAAGCCTTGTCTCTTATCTTATCCCATTGATTCTTTATATCTTTAATAGAAGTATTTTCTTCTTTAGCTTTATATTTAGCCCAATAATTAGAATCGAACTTAGGAACATAAGAATGAATAATTGTAGTAGCACTAATATAAGAATTACCACAATTATCTGTATACTTATGAGTAGGTTCATCAAAGTATAACTTCGTTTGTTTATATTCAGATTTTACAGGTATCATTTTGTACTCTCGTATTTCCCCCGTAAAGGGGTGTTGACAATTGTATCACTTACTAATCCTAGCTCTCTCTTTTGAGCCTCTACTTGAGCTTCCAAATCACTAGCATCTTTTGCAGACATAGACATAGTAACAACCTTACCACCTCTAGCTTTCTTTTGCTCTATTTCAAGAGCAGCAGCTTGTTTAGCTTCACCTAAAGCTTTAATTTGATTAGGAATGATATTAATAATACCATTTAGTTTTGTCACTAAATCAATAACTGGTAAAGCATCTTCGGCTTGTAAACCAGAGTTTAACTTATTAGTAAGTTGCTCACTAATAATATTTGCTGCACGAGAACTATTATGAACAGCTCTAAGAATACTTTCAAGAGCTTCTCCTGCAACACCCATTTTATCTTCATGATATCTATCAATAAGACGAAGAATAAGAGCATCGGGATTCCAATCAGCAGGAAGACCATAATTAGTCTTTGCAGAAGCTAATGCTTCAGAACGACTATATCCCATTTGATTAGGTGGAGATTTAGGGTCGGCTACATAAAAGATAACTCCGGCTTCTTTAATATACCGAAGTTTATCCTCACTATTATCACGAAGATATAATTCTCTTACATCTTTATCCTGTATCTGATAAACGTTAGGAGCATAGGGATAACCTTGCTCATTAACACTAATCATACCACTTAAATCCAATGGGGAAATCTTCGCAATCATAACCTTCTCTATTTAACAGATTAATATAGTAATCAGAATCATTAACTGGTTTCATCTTACTAAAGAAATACATATATAGTTTATAACCACGTTCATCTCTACCAAACTGTCTAAGTTTTCGTCCAGCTAGAACTTTATTAAGTCTAATTGTACGAGATATTATAGTAGTTCTACTTTTAAATCTACGACGTTGAACAACCCTAGACAATATAAGACCTCTTTTAAACTCTTTGTATTCTTCGGGAGTAAGCTCTTGCCTTTTCTCTTTCATTAAAGCATGATGCTCCATTGCATCAAGTTTACCTTCATTCGGAAAGAATGAACCGATACGAGGAATTGTAACTCTCCCCATAGTCTTAATTCTATTGACTACTTGACTTTCAATATCATCAACAATATCATTAATAATAAGAGCATCTTGGGGAGTAACACCTAATAGAGCAATAATATCAGCTCTATCAAGCATCAATTCTCTCTTCTCTTTTAAATCAATAGACGGCATCTATTATATTTGTAATAAGTTTGTAGCAACAATAAACTTTTGAGGTTTACCATTAGGAATAAGACCTTCAATAGTATTCTGTCCTTGAATATCAGAAAGACGAACAATCTTATAACCAACACAAACTACTGTTTCAGCAATAGTAGTAATCAATTTACCATTGTCACCTTTCTTTTCAACAGTCGAAGGACTTACCTCATTACCAAGTAAACTAATAACAGAACCAGTACTAACCTTACGGAATATCTCACCACGAGCAATACTTATATTTAAGTCTTGGTCACTACGAATAAATTCAGAAAGATTATAAGGAGTAAGTTCATTGCTACGAGGATTACAATCTATACCCATAAATACGTCAGAAGGAGCGACATATAAGAAACGATTAAGCAAAGCTCTATCGCCTTCTTTAACATCATCACTATAATTAGCTTTAACTAATATGAACTTAGTATTACCAGTACCTTTTAAGTCAGGATTAATAATTTCACGAAGTTTAGCAGTCTGAATAATAGCAACAATACCAAAATGCTTGAAAGGAGTAATATTCTTAACTCTTTCAGAAACATATTGGAAATCAATTTCTGCCATGTGTTGAGGAACTAGGAAAGTCTCTCCTTTAGTTTTGTTCTCTAAGTGTAGCATAATTACTTTAATTAGATTATTAATACTATTAATTAAGTTGACTAACATTACTGACTGTAATATAACCGTCAGTCATTAATAGCACAAGTATACGAATAATATCTATATCATCAATATCTAACTAGTTAAAAAACCTTTAGAATTGTATTCTCTGTATAATTTCACTTTCATTCACACTGGTTCACATTCGTATACAACCTAGCAATCCTAATACTAAGTTAAAATATTGAATAATTCTTACCATTCTATTTTTATAACTCTAGTAATGAATCTTCGAACTCTTCGAAGAAGAGGAGAAAGGGCTTACACAATAAGACACAATAGACAATGTAATACAACTAATACCATATAATATAAATAAGACTGATTAAGAACTTAAATACAATAATAAGACTTATAGGAATCATAGATATTAATAAATAGGATAGTTCTTCTATAAGAAGAATTAGACTACTAACAACAATAGAAAGTAAGAGACTTAGAAGACTTAAATGAAGAATCAATATTAGAAATACTATTAATGAACTTAGGAACAATACTAAGAGATTTAGAGATAGTAAACTTAAAAGTATTAGTGTTATATAGTCTATTGGTAGCGAGCTTAGGACTTCTATTGTAGGTACTACTCCCCGGAGAAATATATTTTTTATGAATATATTTTTATCGAGGTGAACCTCCTACCCTGATAGCCCCCTGCTCTCAAACCAATTCCAATACCCCCGTCAAGACCAAATGACTTTAAACATATTGCTATAATGTTTAATTTAATACTAATGTTTATGATATTCTTGATATTGTTATTGGTTGCAGTTGTTATGACTACTGCTACTTATCGTTCTGTTGTTAATAAACAGAGACGTGATTGGAGAGAACATGGTCGTGCAGGCGAGACTTATGAACAATTTTGTTCACGTTATTATACTAGATACGTATGAGTACTCGTGATAAGATTAAAGTGGTACACTTGGCATTAAGTATGCTAGGTGTGCCAGTATTCATACATCTAAGTTACATTAAGTTGTATGACAATCATGTGAATAGTTTCTTAATACTATTGGTCGTACTAGTATTGATACTAGACATAAATAATATAGTAAAAGAACTATTGGACTAGTCAAACCAAATGACTATAAACATATTGCAGTTACTATCAAACCAAATGACTATAAACATATTGCCATTGTGTGTGTGGTTAGGATGCACATTGGTTGAACAGTTGCTAACCGATTTATAACATTTAATTTATTTGTATTATGGGAACAAGAGCTACAAATGATGCTGCTAGATTAGCAGCAGAAGCAGCTGCAAAAGCTGCAAAAGAAGCTGCCGAAGCAGCAAGTGCTAACGCTGAAACAGATGCTGCCGAAGCAGCAAGTGCTAACGCTGAAACAGATGCTACTAATGAAGCTGCTGATGAAGCTATTGACGCTCGTATAGTTGACCTATCCGAGTATCAAGGACAGGATGCAGACGATATTACTCGTCTGTTGCTTGACCGTCCTGATTTCGAGAATCACGATAGCTTGATGATTACTAATATCATTGATAATAGTAGTCGTTATGCTGGTGCATTAACAATTGTTGTTAATCGCAATCTTCCACAGTTTGTTAAAGATGCTGCAAGTGGTGATTATGTCGAGTCTGTAACTCGTAATATCTTTACCACTCGTATTCAACTTAATGCGATTCTCAAGGGTCAGGGCGAGCCGATGCTGGCTAATGCTGTGATGACTGCACCTTTACCAGTGTTGTTAGTGTTGTTTAAGAAGGCACGTATTAGTGTGCTTGGACACGTGCTTGCGCAAGGTGAAGTATTCGTTAATCCTTATGCCTCTAAAATGGCACGTGAAGAACGTGTTAATGAGCATGACCGTTACGAATATTTCCCGTATGAGTTGTCAATGCGCACCTTATCTTTGCAAGATGAAGTGTTCATATCAGAGACTATTGCCAAGTATCAGCCTGATGCAGAGAGTGCTGCTTAACCAGTTACGTAGGAGAGAGAAATCTCTCCTACGAAACTAAGAATACACCATTCGGCACGTGTTCGACAATACTACCGACTTATGCTCGCTGTCCGGCAAAGCCTTCGGGCACAGCCGTCAGGCAAAGCCACTAAGGATTGGAAACGACACTAGTCACCTGATAAGCGAAACGCTACAACTGATAAGCGAAGCTAACCAACTGATAAGCTAAAATTATAAACCAATTTAAATAACAAAAGTATTATGAAGATAGATGAAAAGAAAACTATAATAAACATAGATGTTATAGCTGTTGATACTCTTGAAATCACATATAATAATCATACAACTCAAATGATTCATCCTAATGATATAACCGAATACATATCTAAGCTAAAAGCTAAGATTAAAAGATTATCAGACATATTATCAAAGATTGACTAGTTAGCAAGCTAAAATCGCTTTTCGACGACGTTTCTCTTAGACGGATTCTAAATAACAAACTGGACTTATATATATATAT